CCTGTGGTCTCAAAATCGAAACAAATTATATCCCTGTTCATAGTTTTCTCCTGAAAATTCGGTGTGATGGATATTTAGGGTCTGGAGCAGCATCTCCAACATTCCCCGGATGTACTTTTTTCCAAACGGCTGCGTCACGCCACGGATCGACGCACTTGTCTGTCTCGTCGTCTTCCTGCACTATCTCACCCTTCTCAAGATAGTGATACTCAGACATCTTCGTGACCCCCAGAGTTTCGATTGTAATGTGATCGTCTTCAAATATTCCGAAAACGCCACCATCCTTAGAGTTCATGGCTGCGGAGAGAATCTTGCTCATCGCGTCGTCTGCGTCGTGAACGGGTATATTGTCTCCATTCTTTGGTTGGATGTCGGGGTCATACCTGTAGCAACTCTGTCGATATCCCTGCGGTCTACGTCGCTTGAACAAATTCTTGATCCAGTTGAGCATTTTCTTTCCCTTAGTTAAATTTAGCTGCTTCCAACGCCTTTTTCATAGGTAGCGTTCTCGTTACCGTCTCTGTGACTCTGGAAATACTACAGGATTCCTCTGGTTTCATTTTTGATGAGTCGTAGGCTTTTTCACCCCAAATTCCCTCACCGTCGTCTCCAGCAACCCAAATATTGCTCAAGCCATCTTTGTCTCTGATGAAGAATAGCCCAGCAACAGTAGACTCGCACTTCCAGTACTCGTACTCATCATCTGGCTCGCATGTCACTTCTACGTAAGGATAAGCCTTTTTGGTAGTTATCATGCTAGTGCCCTTATTGCAAAATCGCCCTTGAAAGTTTCACAGTCTCCTGCGACCACGAAGCTAACGTCACCGTGACCAAGCTCTATTCTCCGGTCGCAGAACATGAAGTTTTCATTGCAGTCGTGGTAATTGATCATCACCCCGCCGTCAACAACGCTGTCTGTTCGTTCGTGGTAGAACTCGTCAAGTTTATATCCAGCGAGTTGCATCTTCTTTAGATACTTCTTCTTCCACCACTCTATGAAAAAATCCGCAGTTTCTTCCGGGTTGAGACAACAGATAACGGCTGCACCATCCCCACCGGCCTCACAAACGGTCCAGTGGAAGTACTCCATCAGAAATTCAGCCCAGATGCCCTGAACTACTACGAGGTTTTTAGTCATAGTCTCACATCCCACCCATCTTCTTCTAAGATTTCGTCTATGTACATCAGCTTGTCCAACAGTCTGACAGCTAGTACATCAAACTTGACGTGTCCCAACGCTTCCAGATCGTCCATTTCCAACCCGGCCATCTTCTCTGTGTCGTGCTTCTGATGCACCATAGGGCACACCTCAGCCAGAGGGGAAGCCGAGATGACAACTCCAGCGGCGTGCTTACCGCGAGACTTGAACGTGCCCTCAATATCAATCGCCTGTTGGAAGTACTCAGCGTAGTCGCCCTGTAATGTTCCCTCATCGTCGATATGGCAGTAGTCCCGTAGATCGTCCGCATTGTTCAGTAACGCCCAACGAATGATAGAACGGTCTTCCTCGTCCATCTGTGCAAGTTCGTCAGAGATGACGGCCTCATCTGGGATGTACCGAGTGATCTCGTTCATTTCCCCAAAGCCACAGACCTTGTTCACACGTAGGACTTCCTTAATGGCACTTCGCCCTTGGAGACGCCCAAAGGTACACATTTGACTCACATTCTCAGCACCGTACTTCACCTTCAACTGAGCGATGATTTCGTCCCGCTTGCCACTAGGAACGTCGAGGTCGATATCTGGCAGTGATACGCGGTCAGCAGTGTTACGTCCAGCGTTGTAGAAACGCTCGAACAGAAGGTCATACTTGATAGGGTCAATGAGGGTGATGCCGACAAGGTAGGACACTAAGCATCCAGCGGCAGAACCACGACCGGGACCAACCATCCAACCCTGTTCGCGACAGAAGTTGAGGATGTCCCATACGATTAAGAAGTAGCCCGACAGATTGGCTTCGGTGAGAACCTTGAACTCACGAATGTAACGCTCTTGGTACTCAACCTCGTTCTCTACGGTAATCTCTCCGTTGGCAACTAATTCTCTCCACCCTCGCTTGCAGAGGTCTTCTAGATACCCTCGCTCGTCAAATCCGTCTGGACAAGGGAACGCTGGGAGCATAGGTCTGTTCAGAATGTCATAATTCCCTACCTTGTTGAATATGTCATCGAATACATCCATCTTCGGATCATCAACCAGCATCTTCGCCGCCTCTTGGCGGTCCTTGAGGTAGAAGTCGTTGCACTCCATGAACTTAGATATCGACTCTAACGAGACTTTGGAGTCAGAACGCAGAAGAACCCTGTGGAGAACCGCATGTTTCTTCTCCGCATAGTATGTATCGGGAAAAGCGTCGGTCTTTTGATAGAAGTCGTCGCCACGAATAGGGGACAGAGCTTCGTTCTTGGCTACACAGATGAGATTACCCTTGAGACACAGTTGGACTAGTAGAACCCTGTCCACCACGTCATCTTTGTCGAAACTTGAGACGATGCGTATGAGTTCCAACCACCCTTCTTTGTTCTTGGCAAAGAGGGCGAACCCATTCTCAGGGTGTAGAAGTCCATCGAACGAGCAGCCAATGATGGGCTTTACGTCGTTCTCAATGCACTGTTGGTAGAATGCCACCGCACCCGATATTGAGTGGTGGTCAGCGATCCCGCAGGCCCGGTAAGAATTCTCCGAGCATTTTTTAGCGAGTTCTTTCGGCTTGGTGAAAGCCTTTTGAAGCGAATAATGTGTGTAATTGCAGAGGGGAAACCATTTCATATTTTGTCCTTGTAACCATTGTCCTGTGTCCTTACCCCATTATAGTCCTCAAATCGCCAATGTCAAGGGCTATTCTCCGAAAACGTATCCAAATTTCTCTATTTCCACCGCGTGGGCCTTTTCCACCACAAATTTTGTATGCTCATTGTAATATTCGGAGTAATGAAGATGTGGAGAAGCATTCCAATGTTTAATTTTGAAACTCAACGCATCCTCCATCTCAGACAGTTTCTCAAAACTAAACCACTCAAATCCGCCCGGATGGTCCTCATTCAGCCAGAACGAGATCGGATTAATTGCTCGATCATCAGTTAGTTCTAAGAATCTATCAAAACCCCACCTTATAATCTTCTTGTTTAGGCGTGTTGCCCATCTCAAATCGGCGGCGGGGTCGTCTGAGGTCCAATGTCCGACTTCTCCATTAATTATTTGGTTGGTTCTCTTTATGTAAAAGGTGTACATAGACAACATTCTATCCCACGGATTTCTTGAAACCCCAATGACCTTAAAGTCGTCAAAAATTGGGTAGTCCTTCAAAACGTCCGATGGCAAGTGGTATGCAAATTCCCTATTGGTAAGCGTGTGAATTTCTTCCCAACCACATGTACTTAGGGCCACGCTGATAGATGTACACGCAGTCTTGGGTATACGGACGAAGATCAATTTTTTCTCTTTGTTAACTAGCATGTCTGACCTTTATAAATGTCTGTACATTGCTTGAGACCGATTCTTCACAACACTGTACGTCCAATTCTAGCTTCCCAAATTGCTCCTTGTAGAAATCCAAAGAACGAACTACAAATGGGTATTCAAGCCACTCACCATCATCGGGGAACTTCTCCGTAGCTGTATTAACGGTCATTAAAGCTAGCCCGCCATATTGTAGTGCCGATTTTATACGGCTGATTACCAGCGGCAATAGTTCGTCAGAGATATGGATCAGTACTTGATAAGACCAAATGTATTTGAATTTTCTGTCAATGTCTGACCAGTCGCTCGTTATGACCGGAAGTTTCTCTTTAGCGTTGTAGACTACAAGTTCCTGCTTCGCTTCTGTAATCCTGTTGCGACAAGGGTCGTAACCGTAAAAATGTCTTGAATCAAGATATTCAACAAAAGGTAACCCCATACGCAAGACCCCACAGCCAAAGTCTAGTAGATAGTCGTCTGGCTTTATGTCAAAAACACGCATGGGGAATTTGGGAACCTCTTGTCTACCCGTAAAGAACCTCGACTCATCACCCACTAGAATTTTTCTATATGTTGGAGTCTTATCTTCTGTCTGTGAATAGCTAGGATTGATCATGTTTATAAATTGCTCCAAGCCTTCACATTCTTAGACGTTTGTGATTTTCCTGATTGTAGGTCGGACCTACTGATAGCTGCCCGCCGTGAACGCGATATAGCAACAGCACCTCACTTAGATTGCGTATTTGTACGCCCTCTCTAGCGTTGACTAAGTAGAAAAGATAATCCCCGAACGTGTTCTTTGGGATATCAACCGCCTCTTGTAATTCAGAGATACTATCAAGATCAAACTGTTCCACCACTTCCCTACGCATCATTGTCGTTGGGTTGTTAATTGACCAATGCTCTCGCAGGATACAGTCGTTGACGTTAAACTGATGCCTAGTAACGGCGTGCTTATATGAAACGCCCTTGGTGCCGACAGGATAGAACAGTTGAATCTGAGTCCCAAGGATGTCAACCTTTGGACAGTCGTTCAGAAATTCAACCTGCTTCTCGAATCGGGTGGGTAGCATAATGTCGTCTGAGTCCATGAACGCGACGTACTCGCAGTCATTGTCGAGATAGTGCTTGCCACTGACCCTCGCAAACATTTCGCCCACGTTCTTCTGTAGGTGATGCACTTCAACCTTTTTGGGAGAAGTCCAACTTTTGAGATTTTCTATATAGCGTACCGTATCCTTATCGGTACTGGCGTCGTCAATGAGTATGATTTTCCAATCGTGAAATGTCTGAGAGTAAATGCTTTGCAGACATTCTTTAACCATCTCTGGGTCCGCGTTGTAGACCGGTAGTAGAACGTTGACTAGCATATGACCCTCCTCCATGCTTTCTCAAACCTCTCCATAGAGAATCGCGAGAGTAAGTAGTCCCTATTTTTCGCTACGTCAGTGGTGGCTTCGCACAGTCTGATTTCTTTCGCCCATTCTGTAGGGTGGGCACAATACCGAATAACCCTATCAGAACGGCAACCTACTCCAGCGGAGTGAGACACAGATGGGATACCGTTAACAATGCTCTCCGCTACCGACAATCCAAACGATTCATCATAAGATGTAGATAGAGACAGAGAGCAACGTTCAAACAGGGGTTTCATGTCGTCGAGATGACCATAATAAAACACGTTTTCTTGAGAAAGGATACTCTCTACGTGTTCAACCGTTTCTGGGGCACTTAGATGTTCCTCACGCACCCAGCTTCCAGCTATATGGAAAATGAAGTCTGGCAAAGCCTGAACGATCCCTAGCAATATTTCGACGCCCTTATTGCATTCTAGCCGGTGGTGCCACAAAATGTTCTTTGGGAGTGGGTTTCTGACAAGATTGTCCATCTGGCTAACGACCGGAGGGATGCAGACCCCTTTATGGTGGTAGGCGGCAAATGGGTCTACGAAGACAGAAACGTCTGGTGAAAGCATATCTATCAGTAGGCCGCTCGTATTGACCCTCAAGCTGCCGTGAGACAGGAAGACGATCTTCTTTCCTAGCGGATTCTTCCAGATGAAATCTGGGAAATAATCCATATTGTCGTTCTGATCAATAGTGTTGGGGTCACAAATCCAGTAGATCATCACGTCGGACTTTACGTATAGCTCGTACAATTCGTCAGGGCCAACGCCTCCGTCCAACCCCATCGTCACGTCTCTGCATTCTGTACTATCCTTCAAAGAGAATATTCCCGCTATTTCTTCCTTGAAACATTTAGTAAAATCTTCCAGCCACACAGTAGAGCCACCGGGAGAGAGATGATTGAACACTATTCCAATGCGGTTACTTTGGAACCTGTCCGTTACCACAGACTCCTTGTGAGGCTTCGTTATTTCTTCAACGATTTTGGGTACGGTTTTGTCGTACCAATTGAATGTTGGCATGTGACTCTTAGCCAAGTCCCCATAGGAGATATTCTGTAAGAGAAACTTGCGGAACTCAGGCTCTTTTCTCAGCGAGTTTACGTGTACAAAGTGAGCGTCGGGTAGGTAATACCAAAAGATATCGTCCAACACATATTCTAGGTTCCACTCTTTCTCTAATGAGTTGAACTTCTCTGGCGGCAGGGTTAGAGTAAGAAGGCTCTGATCGAAGCACCAGTAGCTAGGGTACTTCTCTTTGGGCTGTTGATAATAATCGGCACACGACTGAGGGATTACCATCACCCCCCCGTTGATCATGTGGTAGGCTACAAACTTGCCGTTATCAAACAGTCGCTCTCGCGTCTCTTTGTCGCAATGCTTATGAAGGACCACTTCTTGCTGTCTTTGAATCCAATCCTCATTACCCTTATCTTTCCACGATGGATATTCATCATACGCAGAAATCTTGTCGTCGGGCGTCAACTCAAAGATGTTGGGAGAGTTGGGGAGGACTAGAACGTCACAGTCTAAGTATAGGGTCTTCTTGTAGGAAGAAGACACGTTGTGTAGTCTATACTTGTTAGCCATAGGCCAATCGGGATGTTGATCTCCACTTAGCTCTATGTAATCTGCACCGCATTCTTCTGCATAGGATTTGATGCTGTCGCGTGTTATGTCAAGCAGTTCCATCGCCAGTTCGTTGGCGGGAATAACGCAGACCGCATAATCGCTCTTACGAGCGGGTGGGTTGTAATAAAAGTCAACAACTTCGACCATATCCAAGGGACCATCCTTGGATTTTCCCCTTTTCTTTCCTGTCGATAGGAGGTGGCTTCGCCTATCTTCTTCCGTAGCGTCCTGACACCATTGCCAATTCGGGGGAGAGGTGCCCATTTCCTTACGGAACACTGGACACCACCCCGGATTGGAACATTCACATTGAGATAAGTCGGCCATTGAGTTCCTAGTTTATTGGCACGAGTGTCCGACCGTTCTTTCGATACAGTCCCTTGCGTTCGTACTCAAAAATCTCATTTGTAATGGGGTCTTCGTACTTGAACGTCTTCGCCTCTACCTTATTCCCCAATACAATGTCCAGTTTCGCTATCTCTCCCTTGACGGCATCGAGAATTTTATCAAAATCCATCACACAACCTCCGTCAGGATGTTCTTCGCGTCTGGCTTCACCATCTTATGAGGGCGACCGTCCGTTGCTGTAAACCCTTGACCACGATCAATACCCAAGTGGTTGAAGATAGTCCACGCCAAGTCTGCCGGAGTTGTTCCGCCACTCTCGATGTCGTCTGCGTTACGGCTGGTCTGACCGATGACCCTACCCATGTCGTAGCTTCCGCAGCTAATCATCAGTGGAGCAAGTCGTCCAAAGTGGTCGCGACCGCCGTTGCGGTTGACCTTTGGGGTTCTGCCGAACTCAGAAGTGACTACCAACATCACCTTCTTGTACAAGCCTCGTGCTTCAAGCTGATCAATGATCTTACCAAGATAGGTATCTAGCTCTACTTGGCGATTCCCAAGTCCAGCAGCGATGTTACTGTGCATGTCCCACCCGCCTATGTTGAGTGTGACAAACTTGGAACCAGCCTCAAGCAAACGAATAGCGGTCAGAGAGTCCTGACCAAATGCAGAAGCCTTGAAGGAATCGTACTCAGGATCAGTCTCAATTTTGAACGCCTCAGAAGCCGGTCCCATGATGATGTTCACAGCCTGACCTTTCAAGCCATTCCAGTCTTCAACGATTTGATGACCCTTGGAGTTGAATGCAAAGTCGGTATCAACACCCTTGAGGATTTTTAGTCGTCGCTTGAACGCGGCGTCAGTGCCAAGTAGTTTCAGGTCTTTGCGACCCTCACGAGAGGCGTCGTAGCCAGTGTACTTGCCACCAAGCCATGCTGCTGCGTCGTGCTGGAACTTACCCAGCTTCACGTATGAGGGGAGACCCTTGGGAGTGTTTGTGCCGAGAACAGCACTTGCAACACTACCGTAGCTCGGCCACTTAGACATGGTCCCTGCACCAAAGCTAGCCTCACCAGTCACAACCCAATGGGTAGCACTAGCGTGGTTAGCGTCTCTATGACCAAACCCTCTGACGATTGCGGCCCTATCTGTACGCTTCGCCAACTCTTGGAACAAGCCACCTAGATGGATACCTTCCACGTTGGTAGCTACCGTGCCGGTAGTAGAGCGTCTCTCAATGACGGCGTCTGGGATAGGATTGAAGGTTTCGATATGAGTGGCACCACCACCCAACCACAAGAACAAGACGGCAGTGTCATCCTTATTCAGGTCTTTACCGTAGCTCGCTGTTATGTTTCCGGTCGAAAGGTAGGCACCACCAAATGCACCCACACCGTATTTAACGAAGTCTCGTCTATTCATCTTACTCTCCCTGTGCTATGGTAATATCTATGTGGTACATGTTGCCAACGGAATGTCTGAACTCTTGGAGTTCTATAGAAACCAAAGTTGAACCCAAAACCGAACGTTCGTGGGCGGGATAGCCAAGTTGTCTGTGGTACCCATGCTACACGGGGTCGATAATATGTAGTTCGATAGTGTGTGGGCTGATGGTAACTGGCCCCACTGTAATAATGAGAGTGTCCGTGAATACCCCATCCTCTATGGTGATCTTGAGCTTGCGTCGTCCCGCCAGTAGTTACTAACAGAAGGGCGAACATAAGCAGTGTGAATAGTGCGTTTTTCATCTAAAACCTCTCTTTTTGGGTTAAATTAACCGGGTGCTTCGTAGAAATTCGTATCAAAATTAGGTTTGCTACAATCCTGTATTGTTTTTTCCATCCCATGTTCTTTGATGTGCTTCTCTATATACATACACATATTCTGGTCTGTACCCTCCCAATTTGTCTTGCAAAAAGTACACATTCTGGTGCATTTGAAGTTCTTCCGCCTTGGGTCGAGCAGCTTGGGGACAGTAGTCGCCTTGATTTCCTCGAAACGGCCCTTGAGCATCCCCAGAAACCGTGCCTCATCGCTCTCGTCGAAGCACATGCTAAAGGGTTTTGGGTCAATCTTCCCGTCAATGTCCTTACAGAAGAAGATACTCATAATTCGATTAGGATAGTCTGGGTACAACTTGGAGATTGCATAGAAGTAGAGCAACAGTTGAGGGTCGTTCTTGAGCTTCTTGAAGTCCTTTTCCTCCATTGTAGCCCAATTCATACATCTGCCCGTTTTCCAGTCTATAACCTCTATTGTATTCTCATTGACGAGGGTCACAAGGTCAATCGTCCCCTTAATGGCAAGCTGCCCCGTTACGGTCTTGCCGTCGATCTCATACTCATACTTAGCCCAATCTTCCTCAATGGGGATGTCGAAGTGGGGTTCTGGATGATGGATATTCCTGAGACGCGGGTCAAATTGACCCTCATTCCAATCGACAAACATCTGTACTGAACGCCTTACCTCACGATAGTCTGCGGGCTGCCACTTATGTTCCGTCATCTTTAACTTGTAAGACTCGAAACTTAACTCCGTCAGTTCGTCCAAAAATTCGTCGGTGTGTAGTCTAGCTTTGTCAACTCTAACTTTCAGACATACATCATCCTCTGTGACCAGCCACTTGTTCTTCGGCTTGTCCTGTTCAAACTTTTTCAGCCCTGACAAAATCTCCATGACCTTGTGAGCCATTGTCCCCATGTCGGCCTTTTTGTTGCTCTTAGACGGCCACCCTAAATTGTATGTAATGAAATACTGTTGTGGACAGTAGTCGAAATTGGAATATGACGACGATCTAACATATGTTACTATCAAATGAGTCTCCTACCGTTGAAGGGACACGAGATGGTTGTTGAAAAAGTCTCGTGCGTTAGTTTGAAAGTTTACCAATGACAACTCCCGATTGTCAATGACGTGCTTGAAGGGGTAGTCATCCAAGGCGAGTTCGCTGGAATGAGTATCTTCCCCAAATGGTTTCCGCGTAAGCCGCAGGAGCAATCCTCCGGCTCCCTCGATGGCCGTAGCTTCGTTGGGGAAGCGAACGTCAGCGATGATAGCCAACTGACTTCCCTCTGCCTTGATCTTCTTAATGGTAGCGTTGACCCACACAGGCTCATACATCTTACGCATGATCTCTGTGCCGAGAAACTGCATGAACTCACGAGAGGTCATTGGGCCTGCCTCGTGGACTATGACACCCCAATGATCTTGAAAATCAGCGGAAGATTCATTGTATTGATTTGTCAGAGAGGAATAGTTGTCAGGTGTGACTACTCCGGGCATGTTCTCCCACAGGAGGTGAGGCTGCACCGTGTTCTTCTGCTCGTCAGTTCCCCAGACATGCTCGTGAGGAATATCAAACAGGTAAGTACACATACGCTTGAGTTCGTCTGCGAAGCTGTACAGTTTTACATACGGCCACATGTTCTCATTGGCATATGAAGCAAACTCATCGTCCTTTCTAGTTACGTCGAACTCTCCCCAACCCAGATTGCCAACGCTGTCATGGGTGAGAACCTTCAAGGCTCCATCGTCATCAATAGCCCATTTTTGGGCCAATCCATAATGCTCCAAAACCAAGCCGTGAAAGATGTTGGCTGTAGTGTTCTTGCCAGCCTGTTTCCGTCCAGAAATTCCGATGATCTTCATTAGTATAAACCTTTTAGTTCTGAGAGAATGTCAACCTGTAACTTTTCCACCATCAAGTTACCCAAGTCCTTTGAGTGCATGGCGGGAAATATCAGTTTGAACAAACGGCCAAACTCCCGCTTGATCTTAATTTTTGACTCGCGTCCAGCAGAATCATTGTCTGTCAGTATGACGAGATTAGTAACGCCGCTCGTTAGTAAGAGTCTTCTCTGTTGCTCTGAGATGGTCTTACCGAACAGCCCTACGCAGTTCACCACACCAGCCTCAAACATCTTCCATACATCGCCCTGACCCTCGACAACGAACATAGTTCTGGTCTTCATGGCGTGTTCGATTGCCCTATCCCAATTGTATAGGTAATCAGTCTTCTTCAATCCGTTGGAGAATAGGTATTTTGGAAGGAGCCATTGTCTAGTCGATCTAGCAATGTACCCAATCTCTTTGCCCTCAAAGTGTATCGGAATGATGGAACGAGACTTCATAGGAGACTGCTTGTCATTGCAGTCTTCAACCCCAAACAGTTCCAGCGTATCCTCTGTGAATCCTCTGGTCTCGAAATAGGGCGATCTCCCACTGGTTCGAGGCTTGTAGAAGTCTTGCAAAACCAACTCATGTCTCGGCCTGTTGAAAATCTTGTTGATGTCTGTCAATTCATTGCGAACGACTAGCTTGGGTTCAAACCCCCTCGCATCGTCGAGATCGTAAAGCTGGGTCACGTAGCGGAGTGCTTCCCCAAATTCGTCTGTTTCAAGAACGCCCTTGACAAAGCCAAACACGTCCGTCCCATAATGCTCGTGACACCCGCGAGTCCAACACTTCCAGAGCTTGAAATTGTGGGAGAAGGAGCAGCCGTTCGGATTGTCGCTACCCGAATGAACGGGGCAGCACATGAATATATTATCCCCATCTTGGACATATTCCAAGTTAAAACTGTCCAGAAGGCGATAAATGTCAGTAAAAATGATGTCTTTGACCATATTGAGGTCAAGACGTGTGCCCTGCGGCTTTGTTGTATTCATACCAGAGAAGACCCGTGTTTGCCAGTGCGTAAGCGAACCACATTAGAGAGTGAGGATAATCGCCCTGCCGAATGTTATCCCCAGAGATGAACAGATACAAACAGGTTATTACTGCAATTGCCCAAATGGTCATACCATCTCCCCGTAGACACTTAGCGTACCTAATGGAATTTCAATCAGCAAAATTCTCTCAGTCATGGTTTGTCTCCGTAGTAATAGTCATACATTGAATCCACCTCAAATGGCACCTTCATGGTATAGTGCGTTTCAACAACTATCATCTTGATCAGCTTACCGTGTGGATGCCAACCGCTTTCCTTCTTGAGCCACTCGTCGATTGCCGAATCTCTATCTCCAGCGTTGATAAAGTCAAAACCCTCATCTCCGTCTCGCTGCCACATAACAATGAAGTTTGTCATCAGTGAATTTCCTTGAATAGTCCGTTGGGAACGTTGATTAGATGACAGTTTTCACCATCGCACATCCCGTCACTCCACACCCAAATGTATGAGCATTGTTTTTTCTTATCTCGGCTAACAGAGAGTACGCCGAAGGGTATTCCGCCTCCAATTTGTGACATTTCCCGATGATTGACCCTGCCGATGAATCCACCAGAGTACTCTTTGATAACCCAAGTAGGTTCGATGAATTCGATCTGGAACTTGTACTTTTCAATTTCCTCTCGGACGGAGGGTTGGAGCGTTTTGTGAAACTTTTCAATGCGGCGTTCCTCGTAGGTCTTTCCACGAGGGCGGTTCCAAGGGCTGTTGTACATTTTAGCTCTCCGTATCAAAAGGGGGTACGTCGTCTTCAAATTCTGTATCGGCACCTTCCATCGCCCCGCCACCTTGGCCGGTCCTAGATTCATCCCTAGTTCCCACCTCTACGAGGCGTGCGTAGGCACCATTCATATTGAAGTTGATGTAGTTACCATCAATCAAGCCAGCACCGTGCCTAGCCTTGAGGTTGACGCCCTTATGGCTTCCACCCTGCGGACCATCTTCGGCCATTTCTTCAACGCCCTTGAGCTTGAAGATAGTGAATGAGGTACACAGCCAGACGATACGGTCAGAGCCACTAGAGACAGACGTGTCTTCCCTAGTGATACCCTCACGGTTTAGATGAGTGAATGAGAGACATGCAAAGTCATATTTGACTGAGAGATTGTGGAGGGTCGTGATTTGAAATCCAAGGGCCTGATATTCCTGCATGTTACTACTGATACCCGCCGCCGACATTAGCTTGAGGTAATCGTAGATCACTAAGCAGTCATTGGTTCTGCCTTCTTCGTCCTGTCCCACTTCGCGTAGAATCCACCGCTTGATCGTATTTACAATCGTTTCAAACGGGGCACCTGAGACGCTGACGTAGGTGTATGGCAAAGCCTTGATCTCTGCAAAGGCTGCCTTGACCTTGATGAACTGTTCTTCATCGTCTGAGAACTTGCCGGTGGCAATGCGGTTGATATCCACTCCACTGATATGAGCGGCCAGCCTGTTCATGTGGTCTTCTTTGCACATTTCGGTATCCAGCATGATGACTGGAATGCCCTGACGTGCATTGTATAGGGCTACGTTGTCGGCAAATACAGACTTGCCAACACCGGGACGAGCGGAGACAACATCAATGCACTTGCGACGTAAGCCGCCACCAATGATGGCATCGAATCTAGGATAACCACTGGCGAGACCAATCTGATCGCACTTGTTATCAATCAGGAATTGAAAGTAGTCATCAATACCTTCTCCCAATAGCTCTGGTTTTTGACCAGACTCATCATCTCGCAGGAAATCCATCAAGGGGTCTTCAATGAGACCGATAATCTCATCAATGGACTCGTCGCCCTTGATATCGTCGATGTCTCTGCTGATTTTCTTAGATATCCGCTTGGCACTGCGAGCGAATTCAAACTTCTTGATCTGAGCAGCGAAGTGCAGTATATTGCCCTGCTTGACGGGGAATGCCATCAAGTCACTAATATACGTCAATTCTTGCTCGGTGCCAATTGCTTCCGACAGGCTCAGTTGTTCGGCGGCAGATAGGATCGCCGGAAGATCAACCTCAGCCTCGCTCTTTAGAACCTTCTCAATACATTTGTAGATTACCTGATTGTTTTGATTAGCGAAGCTGCCATGAGTAAGTAAGTCATTGACTTCTACGTAGGCGTCAATTCCATAGCTGAATAGTCCTGCCAGTACGGCTCGTTCAGCACCCGCGTCCGAAAGTTTCTGATCCATTGAGTCCTATCCTCATCCTGTGCAGCGGTTGCATCTCGTAAATTCGCCATAGACCAAGTCTTCATCAATCTCAAACGTCTTGTGACAAATGTGACAGTCTATCTCCACCTTAACTTTTGGTGGGCGAGTTCTGGCAGTTTTCCCCAATCTCTCAAACTTTTCAGGATCGAATCCTTCCTCTTTGTTTTCTCCTATGTCTTTCCACTGGTTTTGTTTTGCTCTCACTGGTTGTTTCCCACTTCCTTTTGAACCTTCTGGTCTAGTAACTGTAAAATCGTCATTCACCACGGCACGTCTTGGTCTTGGTTTCGCCGGGGGTTTCTTACGGCCTAACTCCTGAATTTCTTCTCGTCCGAGGTCTGCTGTCACCTCTACGGGCGGCTTCTCCGCAGATTCCATTACGCCCTTCATTAGAGCCTCTTTTTGTTCTTCCGATAATGACGATACAAATGCGTCAAAATTGCTCATTTTCTCTTTCCTTTTTCGATTAGGATATCCGCCTTGCGACGTATGTTGTATTCCCGGTTGGTAATACCCTCCACCTTAGAGGCTGCGTTGTCTTTCCAGTCGTGAATCTTCTTAGCCAATGCGTTACCCCGTAGAACACGGGCGTATTTGACCTCGTGCTTGGCGATCAGTTCAGTATCAAACTCTTGACCCATGATGCTGTTCAGACTGGTCTCACACCAGCGAATCACGTTTTGCATCTTCGCCCTTTGACTTCCAACATGATCTGCATATTGGTACAGCATAAAGGCGTAATTGAAGCAATCGTCCTGAGTCAGGGTGTCCATAGTGGCAATGTCGAAGGTTTCAGCCATCGCCCACTCCATACTGAACTTGCTTACGTTCAAATGGTTGCACGTAATGAACTCATCGACCAGTTTCAGGAAAGTCTTGAGTCTTTCGGCGGCGGTTTGATTGTTAGCAGTAGGCTCCAAGTTGTCCCCTCCAATCTTCATCTGACTCGTCGAACTTGAAAACTACCAACTCAAGCCCGTTAACTTCGCACCACGACTCTTTATTCCTGTCTCTCATTTTGGAGAGCAGGAATCCAGCCTTGCCCTTATGGAAGAACGGCACGTACTCGTAATGTTGCTTGCCGTGTACCTCTATCCCTATTCTAGCGTTCGGAACGTAGAAGTCAAGGTATAAAACGGATTTATTTGCAGGATTTGTACTTCCGGGGAGTTTTACTTCCTCGTAGATGGAGTAGCCCTTAAACTTTTCCGACAGAATCTCTCTCGCCCGCTTGTGATACGTCGAACAACGCGAACGCTGCTTGGAGTATTTCGTCAGATCAAGATTGTATTCCCGGTTGTTAAGACCGATCACTTTCATAGTAGAACTTCCCTTACCTGATCAATCAGGAACTTTTGAAGGTCTTCTTCCTTTGTGATGAAATTGCAGAGATTGTCCATTCCCTGAAACTTGAACGCCTTCTCAATCGCTTCTTCATTATCCTTGTGATGCTTCTCCACCTTCTTCTCTGTCATCTCTCCAAGCTGTTCTTCGGTAAGGACCGTGAGAATCTCATTGTCCACGATCCACTTCTTAATGAGCGGATCATCCTTATTGTCGATGAAGCAATTGACAGTGTACCATGCCCCCTTGGTCCCGATTAGGGCGAACTGGCTGGCGATATGGCAAATCTCCTGTGCCTCGTCTAGCCCAATGCCGTATCGAAGCCAACTCTCAGCAGTGCTTTGAGGGATGCCGCCAGCGGCAGAGGTCATAATACGCCAGTTGACCACCTGTCCCACATGGTTCCCAGACTCTTTGGGCACTTCCCACCGACCACGATGGGTGATGATCATATTCGTACCCACCTGATACTGGAGCATGTTGCCGCAGTCCGCGTGTTTCAGCGGTGCGAAGCGTGAGCCGCCCGTATTTGCAATGTTGTGAGTAATGAAGATGACGATAGCCTTCATCCGAGAGACATCGCCGCTGATACGTTTCAGGAACATAGCGAGAAGTCTTGGTAGGGCATTACGAACGCCCGTGCGAATCTCACCGTCTAGTTCAACTTGAGGAACCATACTAGATGCTGAGTCCACAATGCAAACCAGATTGGGTTCTTGCTTGATTAGGGTTTCGAGGGTGTTTAGATATGTTTCGGCAGACACGTCTGGTTTTTCGTCCGTCGCCTGAATGATCTCAATCTTATCAACGTCCAAGCCTTTGATGCCACGGAAATTCTCCTTGGTCATCCGACCCTCAGTGTTTAGGTAGAACACACGCTTCCCTAACGCCTGTGCCTTGGCGGCAAAGTAGAGGGCAGTAGTTGTCTTACCAGTCTTTGGGTCGCCCGTCATGCCAACGCACTGACCCTCTCTGAGTCCACCTCCAAGGGCGAGGTCTAACGCTGGAGATATACTAAGAACCTCAAAAGTGTCAAGTTTTTCCAAAACCTCCGTTCCTGACTGGATGATTGCACCGTACTTCTTGACGATCCCGTCTACTAGTAAGTCTCCAGTCTCTTTAGTCTTCTTCTTCGCCATTCTCTATGTCCCTCAATTTTTGTAGTAGGTTCTTTTTGCCATGAGATTTCTTGCGATGTTGCGGCTTTTCCACATAATCAATCTCTTGTTTCTCACTTGATTTTTGCCCCTCGGCAACCAAGTGGTACTTCCTAATGATGTCCTTGGCACTAGGATGGAAAAGTGAAAATATTTTCCTGAACTCAGTAGAGTTGACTGCTTTCACAATCCCTTCTTCGCTGAATTCCTTGATCATCTTGTTAGCGGCAATCAGTTGACGCTTGAAGGTCCAGTCCCACGGCTTCTTACTCCAAAACTTGTATGGGAGTGAACCAACGTTCTTGTTCTCTGCATTCTTCTTACACATGATTTCAGCGACGTATGCCGCACAGGTGCAAAAATCACCCGTTGATTCATGTTTGTACTTGCTCTTGTCTGAAAGTTTTCTTTTTTTCATTGTAGATCAAAGCCTCGTCGAAACAATTCTCTAGTGAGTCCTCATACTCTGTTTCCTTGATCAACTCTGGAACAACGTACATGGTTTTCATCATCTTACCGCCGGATAAAATCCCTATGGTAAAAAAATGTCTCGTCGCTTGACCCATCGCCCCCAGAACCGAACGTACAAGATAGATGGCATCTGCGTCTGCCACCTCTATTATACATCGGTTGGAGCGAAATTGCAAGTGCAAATCCTGAATAAAGACAGATTTTTCTTCACAATAGTCCTTTATCTCGAACCATTGCTCGTATTCTTTACAAAAGAAGTGTTTCCCGTCGCTTGTCATCACCTTGACGAAAACGAAATGGGTGTTGCTCTTTTCGCTACGATAAAATTCTGCCCACTTCTGATTATCCATTTCTATCCTTTAATGCTGGTAACACAACTGGCGTTTTTCCGTGCCGCCCGTGCGGCAGCACGATACCCTTTTCCTGCTTCGTCTGACGCTTCGGCTGCGTTGGGCGTCATTACAACTACGCCACTATCACGGTCATCATTAGGTCTAGCAAACTGACCCTCAATATGCCCCTTGGGTCTCTGGGAAGGGACTGTGTTGGGCGGCTGGCCGTCTGGAATAACCACGTTTGGTGCCGGATCAGGAATAGACTGAGACTGGGGCAACGTGTCAACGAATTTGTTCACGGTCGTTTGTGCCCGATCCAAATCCGTACAGAGTGACTTCACGTCCAAATCCAAGTGATTCTGGATGTAGAACTTTTCCGCCTTGCTTAACGGTCCTTTTTTAGTCATTGAGCATTCCCCTTTGTGCTTTGGTCAGGTAAATAGAGTTGTTGGTTTTCAGATACGTCAGGTACAGGTCGAAAGTGTTCTTCGATACCCGTTGCATTTTGGTATCTAGGATACGTTCGCGTCTTCCGTATGGCCCTGATGGGTCAAGCGGCGTTCCCTGATACGTGCAGATGTAGTGTGTCGTGCGATTCAGATCGCTGTTAATAAGAACCTTGGCATATTGGGCAACCTTTTGAACCCCTTCTTCGTCCAATAGCGTTCCCGTCTTGTCAAAGGCTTGTGTCTTCACTGGTGATTCGTTTAGAAAACCCTCACCTACAAATCTTATCGGTCGTTTGTCTGTCATTTCTTACCTTCCATAATGTAGCGTTGCTTTTGTGCTGGACTCATTTTGTTGAGTTCCCTAGTCGTTGCGTTCCCATATTTGGGATTGTCAAACCACTCTCTGGGTGCTTGTGACGTTTCCTCACTCCTCTTAGCTTGAGCCTCATTAATCTGAGACTTGTACTTCCTATTGTTTTGTTCCTCTAGCTGTCCAACGGTTTCCACCTTCTTCACAGATGTGAGTAGTCCACCAAAGATAACCCGTTCAAGTTGGTGCTTGCGGCACTCCGGGCATCTCTTTAGTGGCTTGTCCTTGATACTCTGGACAACATTTTCAATCAAGTGTTCGCACGCGGAACACTCATAATCATATCTCGGCATTATCTTCCTCCAATGCTTGTAGTACCCGGCCAATAATGCCGTGACGTTGAATATCGCTGTATGTCAACTCGCAGCAGGCGACCCCTTCGACATCTCGCAGGCGATCCATGCAGAACTCCATACCGCTTTGCCCTCTCAGGTCGTTCTGATTAATGTCCCCATTGATCATCACCTTAGAGTTCTCACCGATCCTCGACATGAACATCTTGATCTGATCTTTGGTGCAGTTCTGAGCCTCGTCAAGAATCATGTATGAGTTGTCGAAAGTGGCACCACGCATGACTTCCAGAGGGCGATACTGAATCGCTACGTTGTTGAAGTAGTGACCGTACCAAGTACGTTTTAGGAAGTGTTTTAGGTGTTGCTCCATTGGGTAGTGATAGGGTGCAACCTTGTCTGAGATTTCACCCGGCAAGGCCCCAAGGTCTTTACCGGTACACACCAGAGGGCGAGTGACAATAATCTTATCTATTTCCATGTCGCTGCGATGCAGTTGGTGAGCCGCCATTCCTGCGGCGATGAAAGATTTGCCGGAGCCTGCGGGACCAGAACAAATTATGATGTCGTTTTCAAGGATTGCACGGATGTAGTTCTTTTGGTTGGGAGTCCTCGCCTCTAGAGGCTCCAGCTTATTGTTGTTGTTTTGTTTTTTGTTTCGAGATTTGCTCATATGAACCTTTTAGTTGTTGTGTTTACAGGTCTTGTTCTTTAACGAAGATGCCGTCTACCATCTGGCCCTTCCTGTCTTTGATTTCTTCCCACGCCACTTCCAAGCAGTTGCGGAGTGAGAGTCCGTTCCTCTGTGCGATGTTGAGCATAACGACCAGCATGTCTCCAAGGTCATCCTTGACATCTTTGCCCTTACACACGCTGTCGGATAGCTCCCCTAACTCTTGTGCGAGTTTGAGGGTCTGATCCTTATCGGTGCTTCCGTAGATGAGGTTGCGGTCATAGTGCCACTGCACCACTTTCGCCATGAGTTCGTCTAGGGTCGCCCCCATTGCTTGCTGCCTACGCATCTCAGCGATTCCTATGTTTATGCCACTTGGATAAGAGGTGAACGTAGGTGTTTCCACAGCGTCGTCAAAAGCTGGATTTAGCATGACTCCACAGGATACCGGGAGATTAAGCTCGTCGGGTATCCAGTTTGGGTTTTTAGGTCCATAAAATGGTGGATTTACATCGTTGTA